TCATGAGGTTGAGATGATAATCCAGTTACATCTCCACTTGACCTATCATATGTAAATACTACATTTTCAATTTTAACAACAGTTGATGCAATAGATATTATTTCTTTTCCTTCCACTGTTGATATTTCACCAGAAAACCCATTTCCCTTCCCTATATTTTTAATTATAAGAGGATCCTTAACTTGATAACCAGATCCAGCACTTAGTATTTCATATTGATTGATTCTGCCAGGAGATGCATAATTTACTTCTATTTCTTGATCAACCTTCTTACGACTATCATGAATACCTTCATAATCAACACCAGATCCCTCAATTTTGTAAGGATTTGTATTTCTACGAAGATTCAATGTATTTAAATCTAAGTCTTGATTATTTGTTTCAACAAAGTTCCAATCATCTGGTTTTGCAGCGTAGTTAGCACCAATTAGATATGGAAATACTGGAGCACGGAAGTTTTTAAATGTTCCACTTGTTTCGTTTTCACTTGGGTTGATTGTTGCAAAATAAGCAAAAGTCCCTTTTGGATAATCTGGAGTAATACAATATCTACCGTTATTTTCATCTAAATCACCATTTCCAAGATACTCATAATCTTCAACAAAGAATCCAAGTGGGAATGTAGATATTGGAGGGCCATTCTCTCTTGTGGTTTTAAGAGAATAACCAGATCTCATGAGTTTTACAATACCACCGTCTTTACGTTCATATCCATATGGGCCGTAAATTGGATTACCATCATAAGCCCATCCTATGATAGGTGAGTGATTTAAAGATACTTGTTCTGCATTGTTTAAAATATTTAAGTCATTTGAAGTATAATCTACAGTTCCGTCACTATTCTTTGATTTTAATATTTTTCTAAGACCTCTCGGTGCATAAAATGATGTAAATTTAATTCCTTCATCATTATCACCTCTTGATAAGAATCCATCATCTCCATAAAATATATCCTCATATCTCTTAACATTGTTAACCGCCCAAGATCTAATCTTAGGTAAGAATATCGCACCAGTGCCAGGAATAATCTCTTGAACAGAAACACTTGCAGTTGTATATCCGACACCACCATTATCAACAATAACTCTGTCAACTCTCTCATTACTAATAGATGATATAATTTTTGCACCAGCTCCATCACCTAAAATTTGTAAATCAGGAGAGGATGTGTACTCACTACCAGAACGAGTTACAATTACAGATTGTATTCTTCCATTTACAACAATTGCTTTATATTCTGAAGATGAACCAGAAGAAACTCTTACTTGAGGTGGAATACTAAAGTTGAATGTAGATTCATTTCCATAGCCAAGGCCAGGATTTTCAACATTTATTGATGTAATCGAACCTCTTACAATTGGATTAATTTTTGCATGATAATCCTCTGGAGATACTGTATTAATTCCAATCGTTCCCTTAACAGTAACAGTAATTGGAGGATAGTTAAACACATGTTCCCCAGATCCAACTGAGGTCATTCCAACAAATTGTTTTGTCAAATAGTTAGCGTTTGATAAAGTTGTTCCTATGCCAGCAGATGCAAGTCGGAATCTATTATCATTTATTTTCAAAACATAGTAATCTTGGTCTGTATCTAAACCACCAATAGTTACACCAATTCCTGAGTGTGAGTATCTAATTAATTCACCATCTTCAAATCCATGATTTTTATATTCAATAAAATCTGAGTATGTATTAATACCAGCAGTAGGAACTAATCTTCTTTTATTTTCATATCCCTCGCCAGGGTTTTCAACAATGATTTGACCTAAAACAAATTTTTTATTTAAACTCTGAAATCTTTGTGTACCGTCAGCAAAACCAGTAATATTAATTAAGTTTGATTTAGTTAGTGCATCATTTTGATTATTTGCAAGTTTGATAGTTGTATTATTAACTTTAGATACAAAATAGATAGATTCATCAACGAGTCTTTGATCTGGTGTTTGTTGAATTAAAGTTGTAGTAATACCAGCACTTGCAATACCAATCGCACCAGTATTGAATGTTTTGTAGATTACAGCTTCTCCATCACGGAACTTATGAAATGTTCCAAAACCTATTGTATCTTCGGATATGTTAATTATATTACCTGTTGATGATGCATCAAAATCAATAAAATGATCCACTTGTTTTAATCTTGATCTTGCAATCGCATTTTTACCATTACCACCACTGATTTCAACAATAGGTGGCGCAGTATAATCAAAGCCTGGATCTATAATATCAATTCTCTCAAACTGACCTTTAACATTTGCTGTTGCACTTACACCAGCACCAGTTAAACTCTCAAGACTGACTGTTGGAGGATTAATTACATCATATTGAGAACCACCTTCCAAAACATCAATAGTTTCAACACCACCAAAAAATATAACATCACCAGACTTATAGTTTGATATCTCTGTGCCATTTACAAGCATGCCAGTGGTGCCTGGCGCTGTCTCACGCCTCGCCCCGTCAAACACTGGATTCAACGAAAATCTCTTTAATAATTTTTGATGATCTAATTTTTTATTAGCCAAGTCGGGAACAGAGATTTTAAATGTACCATCTCCAGTTGCATCTACAAAATCACCGTTTACCAAATCAGGTAAGGAGTTTGCAAGACGAATGTTATTAGAGTCAACACGACTTACATAATAATTTTTACCGTCAATTAACTGACCTAGATTACCACTTACAACACTATATGTTACAACTTCTCCAGAGTAGAATCCATGATCTGCTGCACCCTCTGTAACCTGTATTAATTGTATAAGGTCTCCGCCAGTGGCACCAGTCCACGTTACAGAACGGTCTGGTGCAACTATGGGTTCATTACCTAAACTTGGAATTGATGGTGAAGCCACATACATATGTGGATGTGGTGGTAGTGCGAGTGCATTATCACTGTCATGGTCATAAACATTTTGAACATCAGTTGTGTATTTTGTAATATTATCATGAACCGAACTATTTCCTCTCTTAAGTCTTCTACGAATGAACGCAATATTATTTTCAGCGATACCAGGCAAATCACCTAGTATTAAAGTTGAACTACTAATAACACTTAAAACACGGCCTAGTGCAACAAACTTGGATTGACCATCTAAAACCTCAATTGAATCTTCTTCTAAAAATCCATGATCAGAAAGAGTGTTAATTGTAAAACTACTACTTGATTGTCTAGTAACAGTCTTTGGTGTAAACTTCACGGAGGTATTGTAAACCCATGAACCAAAATTAGAATCTTCAGAACTTTTATTGATACCAAATGAACCAACCTTAACTTTATCTCCTTTATTGAAGTAAAAAGTCTCATCAGGTATTGGAAAGTCTTTTAAAACACCTGTAATTAAAACTTCAATTTTATTTGTTGCACTTGCAAAAGAATATCCATATGCAACATTATTATATCTTACATCATCACCAACACTTAAAACATCGACAGCAGTATCTACTCCTACAAATTGATTTGCAGTTTTATCTGTATAACTAACAATTCCAGATATACTAGCTGTTGGTAGTGACAAAGAACCACTTGTAGGAAATCCAACTGTAGTATCAACTGTAATGATAGTCGAACCAAGTGATACTGAGTCAACAATTCGAGTTCTGCCTGGAACTACAAAATTACCATCTATTGAATCTTTCGATACACTTATTTGATAATAATGCTCTCCACCATATAAAAAGTCTCTGACATCTGATATCGCACCAGAGGCTCCTTGAATATTACTATCATCTTCATCAGCATCTTGGAATAGTGTAGATCCTTTTAAATTACGAGGATCGCCTGTAATTGGTTTAACTACAAAATCCTGTGCAAATCCATAGTCTGCATCAGATGGTTTAAGTAAAAAATCTGATGGTTTAATAATATTAACTTCTTCACCATATAATGCTCTAAATAAAATCTTATATGACTCTTCTGTTCCCTTTGTTTTATAGAAATCTTTTATTTGACGAATAAATTTAACTTGATCTAAATCACTATCTAAAGTTCTTTTTTCAAAACCACTTGCATAAGTTGTTTTTAATTTACTAAAAAACTCACGAATAAAAAGATTTGATAAGTTATGAACTTTTGAACCACCAGTATGAGATGCACCTACAGTTGTGTTAAATGATAATAAGTCGGATCTTGTAGGTTGATCCATTGCATCAACACCACTAAATCCACGAATACATCCAGTAAACGATGTGGTTCCAATACCTGTGTAAGTAATAATTTCATCATCAATTTTAAGTAATCCATATTTACTTGGATAACCTTTTGTTGAATCTACAAAAATTGTAGATGAAGTTGATTCAGTATTTGTAGTTAATCCTGTATATTCAGTAAGTGCAGCACCAACATAAGTTTGTAATTTAGTATATCGGTCAATATTCTCAGTAATATTTGTAGGGCCGCCTTGATATTCTTGTGAAATATAATACTGCTTCATAAAATCCACAAAAAGTGGACTTTCCGCCTGCACAAACTCAGGTAACTGATTTTCAATTACCTGATTAATTTCAACTCTTTGTATTGAGGTATCTATCATTAATATCCGCCGCCAGAACTAGATCCACCGCCGCCACCAGATGATGTGGTTGTAGTAGTGGTTGTGCTTGATGTAGATGTTGATGTTGCGTATGTACCACCAGTAGATGTTCTGGTTGCAGTTGAGGAAGCGGTTGATGGGAGAATCGCAGCAACTGTTGAAACTGGAGAATTTGATTTTCTTGTAAATGTTGGCATATAATAACTATGAGTATGAACAAATCTTGATCCAGAGGTGTTTTCACCTGACGCAATTAAGTCAGTAACCATATTAATTGTTGTATTTGTCATATCAAATTTGACATATAAATCTCGAAGGCCAACGATATCATTTGAATGTGGAATTGCTTGAATTTCAATCACGTTATTTGTAATTACTGTTGAAAGTATATTTACAGTATCTATAAGAACTTCACCATGCATATAATCCACTGTTCCAGCATTTTTCTTAATTATATTTGGAGTTCCACCTTCTTCATATGTAAAGAAGAATATTCGACCTTTTTCACGATTAATTACCTCATCAGCAAGGTAAACAGTTCCTGTAACACCCTCAATTGTGAATCCTGTAGAAACAACATTGTAAGAACTTTCTTGAGTGTGGAATCGATTACCATAACAAACCTCATACTGAGCAAATTCTCCTAAAACTGCTTTTAAATTACGACGAATTTTAACTAATGTAATATTTGATGTGATTGATGAGTCAACACTATCAATTAACGAAACAGCCTTACTATATCTAAATCTTCCACCAAACTTATTCACATCTATTGAACGTGAATATTGACCTAAAGCATTTGAAATGTCACTTTTAAGATTATCTGGAGTATCATTCAAACTTGGATTATAATATGGATTTGCTTCAAGTTCAACATACAAATATTTCAAATCAACAAATTCTGGCACAATTCCAGCAACTGCATAACTCTTTAATCTCTGTATTAACTCTCTTTTTGTCTCATCTGACAAGAAATCACCATTTCGAGGTTTTACGGAGATAAAAACTTTACCAAAACGAGGAGGACTCATTTCTTCACCACCAAAAGCAGTTACAGACTCCACATTTGGATAAATGTAACCTAAAACGGACTCATAATCAGATGCCGTGACCGCACGATACTGAGAAGAGTAAATTCGAGGTGCATAATACTTAATTGATGATATAGATTCAATTTCATCACCATCTCGTGATTTTTCATCAGTTGTAACTAGTGAAATATTGTTTGCATCTATAGCTGCACCGTCTTGATTTGTAATATTTCCTACAAAACTGAATTCTGAAGCACCATTTCCATCTCTACCAGAGCTTGTAACATAAGTTACGGTAATATAGTTGTCATTTGAGAGTTTTTTACCAATTGTGTTGTCACCAAAGATTAATTCATATCTTTCATCTTCAATTTCTTGTAAAAGATAAGAAGCAGTTGTAGAAGTGACTCCAACAATGTTGTCAATTTGTTGATAAGTTACTGAAGATGTTGAATTGATAGTATCTCTTACTTTAACTTTAATTGTAGATGTATCAATGAAAGAATTATCAAGAATAAATCTCTGATTGAATAAAGATGAGTCATAAGTGAAAGTTTCTGTTATAAGAGTTCCCTCATAAATTTCAATATTACTAAAATCAGCAAAACCATCCACAACAGGCACTGTAATATCTTCTGGAACTGAAAATATGTTATTTGTACCTGTTCCAGCACCATTACAAACAATACCAGTGTTTAAAGTAAGAGTTGATGTTTCTGTAAGTCCAGTTACGTTAAATGATACATTTGCTCTTGCAGC